TGATTATTAACCGGAGGGAGTAACTTAGAGTTACCCTCTCATAAAATATACACTATGACAGAGACAAAGGTTTACAAGCTCCACGAGAGCAAGCAAGTAGAGGATATTGCTACCATGCTAAAGATAGAAGGAATAAAGTATAATGTATTCGAATACGAAGAGTACACAGCAATAGAAGTGACCGGTACACCATTAGAGATAATAAGAGCCTCCACGATATATCAACAGGTTGCAACCATTAAGCTATAACGAGATGGAGATATTGATAGTATTCGGATGCCTATACACTGGCTATAGGATATTTAGGAAAAAGGAAGAGCACTTCTTTGATATTTAATCAATTATGAACGCTACACTAATTATTTGTATCATCCTTCTTGCTTTCTGTATCTGGGATGAAATGTTTAACGATAACAACAGAAATCAATCAATATAAATATAACTTTAATAACAATGGAAACAATTGATTTACAAGATTTAATCACAGAGAAAAATGTAGAATTACAAGAGTTCATCAAAGAGCAAATGAGAATACACCAGCTTAGTAATTTATCAATAGACCAAAGAGAGTTAATGATAGATACTCCCACAATAAGTACAAAGCAAATGATTGATGCTTATTATTCCACGATCCAGCATATGGCAGCTCGGCTGATTGAATTAGAAGGCAATAATGAGGCATGGAATAAACATCGAGCCATTATCATGAAGAAGGTAGCAAAGAAAGAAAAGGAATGTAAGAGGATAGAGAAGAAAGCCCAAAAACATGAAAAATATAGCCAGAAACTCACACGAGAGTACAATATAAAATATAACGCTAATATACAACTTTAGATACTATGTACACGCAATTAGAAAACGAAATACAAGAGATGATAGCATTTAAGGTCAAAGGTGATAATATGAACAATGGAACACGCTCCAGTTTTGAAGATGGAGACAGATTGATAGTAAAACCCTTTAGCATTGAGAGTTTTAGAAACAATATAAGCAATGATTTGAATAGCTTTTGGGTAATTGAGACAGAGCGAGGATGCCTGTTTAGGCAAATAGTTGGGTATGATAATAATCGTGATGCGATAAGATGTCACTCTTTAAACGTTTCCGGGCAATACCTAGATGTTTTTGTAGAAATTAGAAATATTACTAAGGTCGGCAGAGTGATTGAATCACAACGTAATACGTTACGATGAGTAAAAATAGCATACAACAAGAAATAAGTTAGTGTTAGGGGTTTTCGGACCGGCACATAAGTTGACGCCAATCGACAAATCCGCCCTGGTAACAATACGGTTGCCGGGTTTTCTTTTTATGATGGCTATTTATGAGGATGAATGAGATAAACCCACAAATAAAAAGATCAAAATGTCGTAATAACTCCAATTATTTTTGTTCATTTGTCAACTTAACAAAAAGAAAAAGATATGGAAATAGATCCGATTATTAAGCAAGCCATTGAGATTGGTATTAAATTAGGTATTGAAGCATACAGGAATGAAAGGAATGCAAACCTCAAAAACAAAAAGATTCTTATCTGCAGGTCTGATGCAGAAAGACGTTTTGGTCGTGGAGTTATCAGAAATTTAGAGAAACGGAAACTAGTATTCCCTTATCAATTTGGTATTGAAACAATGGTAAACGAAGAAGGTGACAAAATTTCCGAACCTAGAGGACATATATACTACAAACTGCATGAAATTATGGAAGCTGTTGAGGGTGGAAACATTCTAAAGTGTCTTCAAAAAATACAGATGTAGATAAAATAACCAAAAGCAATTTAATATAAAATCAACAAATTATGAAATTACAAGATTTATTGGAAAGCGATTTAAATATTTCCATAACGATTACGATCAAGGAGCTAAAAGAATTTGCAGATTATCTTCTCCAACAGTCAAAAGATGATATAGAACGTTTGATTTTAGAAACAAAGCAACCCAAAGAATACCTTACTCCCAATGAAACTGCAAAACTATTGCATGTCAACCGTAGCACATTATATCAGTGGAATAAAAATGGATATTTACGTGTAATAGAAGTTGGAGGAAAAAGGCTTTATAGACAATCTGATATTGATGCCATTTTAAATAGGAAATAATCAGAAAAGAGCTGAAAAAGCAATTGTTGGAGATTGATTTATAACTTAATAAATAATACTATGATAGGAATAGAAAGAAGATTTTCAGACGACACTCGCCTAATTGACTTAACAGTTGGTGAATTTAAGGATTTATGTAATAGTTTGATTCCTAAACCTAAAGAGGAAGAAAACGATGAAATAGTATATGGCCTTGATGGCCTGGCTAAAATTTTTGGTGTATCAAAAAATCAAGCATATAGAATGAAAAGGTCTGGTAAATATAAAGAAGCCATAAAACAAGAAGGTCAAGTTATTATTACAAATAAGAAAAAGGCCTTAGAATTATTCGGAAAGCAAAATTAATTGCAATAATGAAAGTTATTAGAACCAAACTTCCGAATACCGTTATTTGGAACTGATACACTACAAAGATTTTTCCGTAGTCATTACGCACGTATTGAAAGAAATTCTCAAAAATGTGGATTTTGTGGATGCTATAAAAAAGGAGAAGAAATAAGCATGAAGATTTTTTCACGGTCATTACACATGTGAGAAAAAGCTGCCTCCTTTTAGCTTTATTGCTATTTCAAAAAGATTTTGTACCTTTGAACACAGAAGAGCCCGTAAAAGACAATTTATATATATCTTTGTCACTAGTTTGTCACCCACGATTAGAAATACGGGCTCTTTACTTCTGGCTATCAACAACTTACAATATTACATTATCTTATGCGAGTAATCAGCGGTATTTACAAACGAAGAAGATTTGACGTGCCTCGAACATTTAAAGCACGCCCTACGACAGATTTCGCCAAAGAAAATCTGTTTAATGTACTCAATAACTATATCGATTTTGAAGAAGGAATAACAGCTCTTGATTTGTTTGCCGGGACAGGAAGCATCAGTATCGAACTGGTATCCCGTGGATGCGACCGTGTT